AATACCGGTATTCCTTTAGCGTCTGCCCATTTTGCTAATGCTTTGAAAGGGGGCCAATGAGGTTTCGTTCTATCAAATTTATCTTTGTCTTTAGGATAAGATAAGCCTTTGTATTTATAATTCTTGTTCATATCTCCATGAACATATCTAGCATAAGGTGTATTAATAAATACTTTTACACCACCGGGCAATCTTCCTCGATCTGCTACTTTCTTATATTTTATTTGTGATTTAAGTTTTCCAGTAAACTCCGGTGTATTTTCTTTAGCCTTTGCTTTTACAATTTTTCCGGTTGCATTAAAGTATTTTCTAAGAGGTGTATATAAAAGTTTGCCTGCGTCTAATCTTGATTTTAATTGTCTAGCCCCAAGAACTTCTATTTGGAAGTCTTTATTGGTAGCCATTATAAAGTTTTCTTAACGTAGCCCTTTATAAGTTTTAATGCGTCTGGATCGAATCGATTAAATAATTCTCCTGTGCCTGTTGTTGGATTTCCATAAGTTGAAAATGGGCTATCTTTACGTTTCCATAATCTAGTTGCCTGTAATAAACATGCTTGTTTAATTGCGTCTGGAACTATACTGAATCCCCAATATGCAGTTATCTTAATATTTTTAGGAATTGTCGGATCGAACCTTTCACTTGATCTTGTACTTAAAATTCTTAGCTCGTTGTATGGTTCGTAGTATATTGTTCCACCTGAAGTTGCTATTTGTGGTGGATTAATCGGGTTTAAATAGAAGTCTGTATCTATCGTTAGGGTTGTATCATGTGTTCCGTCATCTGTTGTGTCTAATTTAACTACTAGACTTGTAGTTTTAGAAATGTCTGGAACTACAATGCTTAAGGGATCAACTGCATTGAAGTATTTATGTTCAACAGCTTCTGTTTCATAAAAAACCCTATTACAGAGTTGATCTATTTCCCTAGAAGCTGCATTAATTGCATTGTCTATATTATCGTTTTGACCAGTACCAGTAAGACCTACATAGGCCTTTAAATCGTCTTTATCGCAGTATTGATCGTGGGCCATTATTAATTACTTGCCTTTATTTTCGGCAGGTGCTTTAGCTTTTTTATCTAATCCCCACTCTTTAGCTTGTAAGTCTGTAACTTCCATACCTTTACGACCTAATAGTTTCCCTTTCTTCCAACCATTTGGAAGTTTGTCATTAGATTGTCCTACTTTGCCGTCTTCACTTAGCCAAGTATCTTTTTTAAGTTCGTGAGCCATTGTTTCCTTTCTAACATTGGACTTCCCCAAACCGAAGTCTGAGGAAGTTACCATTGTTTTTTTCTAATCTCTTAGAAGTTTGTAATTGAGCAGAATGCTGCTGGTCTGTAAATAGGAAGTCCCATTCTCACAGAAGCTTTCATAACAACTATATCTTTTGCAAAGTTTGATGCATGGCTATCGGACATGCTTACTTCCATACCTTGTCTTGCGACTATATGAATAGCTTGTCCACCACCAAATACACCTACTAATGCAGTACCTGCTGCTCCGATTTCAGTTGTAGGAATTACCGGCAATCCCCAAAGGGTTGCAGCAACACCTGCACCGAAGTTACCTGCACCAACAAATAATGGATTTAAAGATCCACTTGTTGTAACGGCATTTACTTCAGTTATAACTTGATACCAGTCGCTAGGGTGCATAAGAATTGCGTCAGGTTGCAAGAAGCTATCTTTTTGTATTTCTGTGATTGCTTCTAGTACTTGTCCAATTCTTTTAAGGTTTCCACCAAATGAAGAATAATCAAAAGTATTGATTCCTGATTTATTCAAGATACCGGTTAGGTTTGCACCAGATCCGGATCCACCAATTATTTGATCACTAACATTTTGTTGAACCATGAAACGTAGTCTTGAATCAATGTAGCCTTGTGCAGCAGACATATCAGCAAGAAGTTCTTCTGTCATTGGTACGAATGAACCTAATTTTCTAATGTTTTCAGTTCTTTCGGTAAATGCAAGAGTATCTTCTGCGTATGTTCCTGCCTCAGCAATTGCTCCACCTGCGTTTGTAAAAGTAGTTTCTTCAAGATACTTGTACTGATACTGATCTGTTGTGATGGTATCAATTAAGTTAGGAATAGCTAAAGGATTATCTTGAGCTGATTCTTGTATTCTTGGTCCTCTTACTACTGGAGGTGGCATTGTTGATTCAGTTGTATCGGCTTTTATGCCCATATTGAACTTCAACTCAGATGTAATGTTTTTTTGTCCATTTTCTGAAAACGCTTTATAAGCGTCTGAATCTAGGAACTGTCCACCAAGAGTTTTAGGTGCTTCGTATGACTTTTCGAAGTGTATGCTTTTTGGCTCTACAACTTTTCCTGCCTCGATAGCTTCTTCAAGCTCTTTTTTTTCAGTTTCTATTTTAGTAGCTTCTTTAATTTGATCTACTAATTCGGACATTCTTTCATTACGCTTTGCCCACTCGCCTTTTTTCTCAGCGTCAAATCCTGTGGATTCGATCCCTTTGAAATCAGCCATTGTGGACTCTCTAAGATCTTGAAGTTCTACTTTCAAATCGTTTAGATTTGCCATAATTTATATTTCTCCTTCGACTTCTAATTCCATTGTTTCCAATAGTAATTCTTCAGTCTGTAATAGAATTGTCGTATCGTCTACAATTTCCTCGTCTTGTTTAGGACTTGCAATATCAAGCAGTGTATCAACATCTTGAAACACCTCTTGTAGTGTGTCCTGTAACTCCTCAAGAATTGCAGTAGAGTTCTCCGACAATAGTTTTTCTTTTTTTAAGCGTAAGGCAGTAAGCTCCTTAGCCCTTTTTAACACAGTAGATAACTTGATAAGCAACTCATCTACATCTTCGTTAAATCTTTTTGGCTCTTTTATTTCCTCGATCTCTGTATCTTTAACACAGTCATCTCTAGCTTCTTCATCACTTTTTACAGATAATGTTGAGGTGTTCTGATTGGCCCCTACTAACACTGGGCTAACTTCCCAGACTTTTACATTTTTTAAATAACGTACTTCTATTTCTTGAGTATCTTTTTGAAACATACCGACTTCAAAGTCGTCTACTTCATAACCAAATGACCATTGTTGCAAATCTCCCATGGCTTTTACTGTATTGAAAGCGTCTCTGCCTCTTTCAGTATCCATAATGAATTGACCTTTGAATATAGCTTTATTTCCATCATCTACTATTTCTCCTCTACCAACGACATCTTTCCAATCATGAGCCCAAACCATTGCGACTCCTTTTTCTCCGTAACCGGACTTAATGGAATTAGGTAGGACGACATCTCCGTCGCTATCTACCTCGTTGAACACAGAAAAAACTGCTTCCACTTTTCCCTCAACTTCATCAGTTGTAGAAAGTTTAAATTCTTTAAATTGCTTTGCCATATTGACTCCTATTATATCCTACTTTCATGAAAAATCATGCTACATCTACAATTACATACTAGTCCTGCCGGTGCGCCTTGGCTACTATCTCCAGGGTAATTCATCTTGTAACCCTGTACCGTGAAATCTGTAATTTGATTTACTCTTACAGTGTCCATAAACAAATGACTATCTCGAACTAATCCGTCTCTTCTAGTTATCCATTCTTTTTCAAGTATTAATCCTGTCTGTTTTGCACTCTCGTTTGTACTCCAATTAGATAATGCGCTACCCTCTGTTCTTGCTATATTCATAGCTCTGCCTAGATTCTTTTTACCTAAACTATCTGATATCCCCTTTCTAATAAAGTCGTCAAGATCAACACCTGTTAATCCTAATTTATTAGCTTCATCTAGGCTTTTTCTTAGTGATCGATTGAGGTTATTTTTCATAGTTACACTCATATCTGGCAAGAATGTATTTAATCGGTTTTCTATAAAAGATTTTGCACTTCTATTGTATCTTGTATTGTTTATAGGTATTGATTGTCCTCGTTTTCTCTTTGGATAAAAACCCTCTGTCAAGATAACCTGCCTAGGAACTCTTTTTCTAGCTCTAAGTATTTGCTCTTGTTCCGTTTCGTTAAAAACAAAGTTTTCTTTAGCTTCTTCTGGCAACAATAGATCAACTTGAAAATAAGCAAAATCTAAAGTCATACTTTCATAATAAGGAATTAACTCGTCTTTCCAATCTAAAGTTGTTTGTCGATCTATTTGTGAATTAAGTATATTTAATATTCCAGAAGTCGTTGCCGTATTCTCTGCAAGAGTTTTATTAATTGTGTTTACTTGCTTTTTTAATAGATCATAGTAAACACTAGCAAGAACATAATCCCAATTACCTAATAACCTATCGTATGCGTCCCATATATCATTCTTAACTTCTATGCTTTCAAATCTAGTTACACGTGCTTCTTTTTTCATTTCCCTTAGTGAATTACGTCTTTCAACTAATTCAATAGCACTTGTAAATTTGTTTTGTTCATCTCTCCTATTCATAGCCCTAACGAGTTTGTTACTCCAATCCCTACCGGCATTTCCACCCCATAAAGCCCAAGCGATTCTTCCATTACTTGGATAACCATCTTCGCCCGGACTATAACCATCTGCTCTTTTGTCGATCTCATGTCTTGGGAAGTATTTAGCAATATGTCTAGCCTTTTGTGGACTTACAGTTGTGTTGTTTATGATGTATCTTGCTGATGATAGCCCGACTGATGTTCCACCCCGTCCATGTTCTTTTCTCCAAGCAAGACCTCTTTTGGCTTCTTCTTTGGCCCCTTTAGGAATTGTAAAATCAATATCATCATAGATACCTTTCGATAGTGATTTCTTACTTGACAATGGATGTGCTGATGGAAGTAAGTCTGTATCAAACTTTCCACCTCTAAATTTAAGTGTTCTACAAGCATATAAGAAAGCATTAACTCTAGCGTATGCCCATTGATCTGCTGATGTAACTGTTGGCCTTACTGAACCCGGATTTGTATTGTAAGCACCAATGCCTCTTTTAAAAACTGCAATTAGCATTCTAAGAGTTACTTTTTTTCTAGCGTCATCTCCGTGCTTTTCGTTGTGATCTTCTACTTTTTTACGAAGCGCTTTTTTAACTCTCTCACTAATCATTTTTAGGATTGTTTGAATATCGGCTTATCTGATCGAGTCTTTGTTGAGCTAATTTTCGTGTTGGATAACAACCCATGTTTTTTCCACTATCTTCTGCAATTACGCAGAATTGATCCTCTATTTTTTTAATTACTTTTGTGCCTTTCATGGCTTCATCATCTTCTGTTACAACTTCTGGAGTATATTCTGGTTCATCTTTATTAGTTTCCGGTGCGTCCATCTTCATGCCCGGATAATGCAAATGTACATTAATTGGTAAAATATAGTAGTTCATCTCATCATCAAATGGTAGTCCTGCTTGTTCTCTAGCTTCTGCAACAGTTATCCAACCACCTTGAACTCCAACATTTAATCTATCATACATTTCATTCTGATCTGTTTGTAGGGCTCTTACTTCTGAAAAGTCATAGTTAGCTTCATACAGAGCATTATCTGTATAATCTTTTAATAAAATCTGTTGTGTTATTTCTTCGCCAATCATTCTCCATAAAGGAATTAGTTTATTCTCTGTAAAAAATTCTCTTAATTCTCTAGCGTTAGAGTATGTAGCATGTTTTAAACCTGCACCAAGTCCTGCAAGAATAGCCGGTACACCAAGTACGGCACTAATTCTTTCTTCTGGGACTTGTCTTAGCAATCCAATATCAAGATCTTTAGGACTAAAAGCTAACCTCTCTACATTCATAGCCCCACTCATTACCAATGGTTTGCCTTTATTCTTACCTGCAACTTTTTGTTGGTACTGTTTAGAAATCTGTTCTGCTTCTTCCGGTGTTGGTCCGAACTCATCTTTAGGTGTAATCATGACTGACGGAACACCCATATTAGCTAATAATGCAGTTGCCATTTGTCCTGCTGATTCGTCTCCGTATATTTCTCTTAATACAGTTTTAAGTGGACTTAGGCCTTTTTTGTGGTTTGTCGGATCTAAACCTAATTTAAAATGTACAACATCATTAGAATCAAGTTTAATTTTCGATCCCTCTGTTTCATAAATATAATATTGTATTAATTCTTCTGCACTACCCTTTGGTGTTACTTGATCCGGCATTAAAGGGTAAAGGGCTACAAGTTGACCTGTTGCATTATATTGTTTTAACAAATAAGCATTTCCGGATACATGCATAGCGTTTATGATGTACTGTTGGATTATATCTCCAGACATAAAAGGGTTTGGTCTACGAAGTAAAAGACTTAAAGGGTGGTTTGGCACATCTTCTTTTTGGCCCTCATCATTGTAATAACAAACTTTTAAAGTAGCTTCTGAAAATGATAAACCTAATAATTGTAAACAAGC